GTTGTTGGCCCTGCGATGGTAAACGAAAGGCTAGCCTCCGTCCCGTCGCGGAATTGAGCGTATCGGTTTTGAGTGGCGATCAACTTGGATTCAGGATTGCCAGTGATTCGCGGATTGCGATCCGTAACGACAAAGCTATCAACCCCTGCCGCCGAGGTCGAGCATTCCCGAGCGGTAATCACGTTGCCGAGGTCGATCGTTGCCGACTCAAGGCAAATGTTCGTCGACGCCCAAGACGTTGCACCGCCCGCAACGCGAAGCGGTAGCGTATTGACGTAGTTGATCGACGATGGGATTGCCGCGTCTGCTTCGTCGTCGTAGACCCCTTGGAAGTCGAATTCGACCCGGCCCATTCGCCCGGTCGGAAGGATAAATCGAGCATTGCCGACAGCCCCATAAATACGCCGCCGGACCCCATCGAAGAATCCCGCAATCGTCAGGGTCTTAACCGCGCTTCCTGATGCCGGAACTTCGGTTTTCGGAAAGTAGGTTGCCGTTGAAAGCACAACGCCGCAAGCCGGAAGGAAAGTGCTGGCCCATGTCGGAACTGCCGAGCCATCATAGGCTAGGTCAACAGAGAATGTAGCCCGTCCAATTCTTGCCCCTGGAATCGAGGTTAAGCGACCGAAACCGCCTTGCCCTTGCCTTTCTTCAAAAGGAAACTCCGGGTTAATCATCAAGTCATAAGCATTGACCGTGCAATCCGCTGCCGCGATTGTTTCGGCTGTCCCTACGGTCGATTCGATCTTCGCGCCCAAAACGGTCTTTTTTCTAAGTAGCATATTTGTCCCTTCCGAGTATGTCGTTTGCGTCCTGTTTGGCCTCTTTGAGCTTGCGAACCATTATTGATTTAGCTTGAGCCGCCCCGCGATCAAAGGCATCTTTAACGCCCTCGATCTTGGTTGCTTGCAAGTCTCTTAGTTTCTGGATTGGGAATCGAGCCCGTCCGAGTCGCTTGTAAATGTTCCTGCCTAGCTTTGGAATCTTCGGCCCGAAAGCCCCGTCGAACACCATTGCCGGGGTGCCTCGAACGAATTCAATCTCGACCCCTTCGACCGTTTGCCTAGCCTTGAACGCCCGAAGCGGAACGGTAAACGTGTCGTCGATTTTCAGAATCGATTCCTTGGCTAGTACGTTGTCAATTATCTTTTCGTCGACGCAAAAGGACCGAAGCTCCTCGACCCTTTCGACCGCCATCGCCGTGACGATTTCGCGCTGCGTTCGGTTTCTAGATTCCCTTGTTGCTTCGTCAACGCGATTACTAAAAGCCTTTTCAAGACCGTCGGCGTAGTTTGTCACTCGCTCGGCTGCCCGCATCGCTTTTTCTTCGTGTGCCTGGATGTCGATTATCATTGCCTCACCGCCTTACTGTTGGATCGTCTTCGTCGACCCTATAGGTCACAATCAACTGCATGTTTGCCCCGTCGGTGCCGCCGTCGGATGTAAAGCTGATCTTGGTCCCGAAGGTAGCAAACAAAGCGTTGCCGTCGAACGTGTGCCATGAGCTAGCCGGAGTACAGATGCACTTGCGAACATCTGACCCAAATTGATTTAGTAGCGTGTCGATTGCGTCTTGGCTTCGCTCTGAAGGCATCAAAACCAGCCGGATATTGAACTGTTGAGCCAAGGCAACCGCCGGAGGATTGCCCGGACAAGATAATTCGGGGACTTCGTTTTGGACTCCCTGAGTTATGATAATTTGGCGATCTATCGGCGTGTAGTTCGCAAATCGAGTAGGTCGCTTGACTTCTTGAACGTCGATTGGGTACGTGACCGAATCGCCCACCATAGCCGATAGCCTGGATTCCAGTTCGACCGCGATTAACTCGATGATTGCTAACGACACTCTAAAACCAACATCCCTTCATCATGCTCAACAAGTCGAACAATAGACCGCCGCACAACAGGTTCGCCGACTCGGGGGGGTAATCCGATCTGATCCCCGCCGAGGTCTAGCTCTTTGCTCTCGATGCCTTCCGATCCATCATTTGAGACATAGACCGTAAACCGTGGGGTTACTAGTTCTGACGCCTCTGGAAGCTGCAAGGAATCATCCCGCACAACCACCGCGTTGATCTTCCTCGATCGACCGTTTCGCTTGTAGTAGACGATCGATTCGGCGAAGTCTTGCGGGTTGGCGAATACTTTCCTGGCATCCTCGATGATGGTATCGTGAAGGCTCATCGATTACTGACGCTTCGCGACGATCTCGATGTAATCCAACTCGAAAACATCGGCGTTTGTGTTGGCCGCTTTTTGGAGTTGGACGATAGGCTGGAGCCCTGCCGAGTAGCTGGACATGTCGAAGGTCGTCGAAGCTGCAACCCGCTGGCCGTCAATGTAAAACTTGACATCCTGCTTGCCGCCAGTGAAGTCAATCACGAATTCCTTGTAGGTCGTGCCAAGGGTCACGCCCGTCGAAACGTCATTATTGTCTCGTACCGAATCATCGGTCTCGACGTAAACAAGCGTTGTGCTGTTGGCCCCTTCCATCCGGAACCAAGCATTGGCCGCTACGTCGTCGGCTGCATCGTTGCGAGCCGACCCGAGACCGAATACCAGGATGGATCCGCTCGTAAAAGTCGATGCCCCGATTCGAGCCCGCATAACAACCCGCTGAACGTCGTCGATATCGAACCCAAGAGCATCGCCGTGAGCGTTGCCGAGGATCTGAATTTGGCTAGCACTTGTCAGGGTGCATACCAAACGGTCGTTGTTTCGCTGCGACGTAGGAGGAGCCGCCCCGGTAACCGTAACGGTCCAGGGGGTCGCAATGTTTGCCGAGGTCGGAATGGTTACCGCTGCCCCAACGAAGTCATCAAAATAAGTCTCGAAGTCTCGATTGCCTGCCATGTTCTTATTTCCTGTTTTGTAAATTTCGCTGCCGTCCCAAAAAGCCCCCAAGCAATCGCCCAGGGGCTAGAAATCAATCGATCGATTAGCGGTTCGAGTAGAACCCTACGTGATCGATCATTGCACAACCCATCGATTGACGGATCTTGAAGTCGTACTTGTCCGAAAGCATGGTCCATTCGTTTTCCAGCACTGGCGATTCTTCGCCTTGGAGGAAGACGATTTCGGCGGTGTCGACTACCGAATTCGACGCGATCAAATACCAGTTCGTCGCGTTGTTGTTGTCGAGCAGCGCCGTCGCGACAACTTGCAACGGTCGAACGCCATTGACGCCGTAGAGGCTGGAAATGCCCTCGTTGCCGTTGGTCTGTGCGAACGAAAGGCTATTGGTGATCCGAAGAGCCGTCGATGCGTACCGCTGAGGTACAAGCAACACCGAAGGGACCAAGTTGAGCACCGAGCCGTTCAATCCCTTTTGCTTGGCCATCAATTCAAAGCCCTCGTCAAGCGTCGTTTCGCTTGGAGCCGCTGCCGTAGTCGCGGTAATGTTTCGCCCGCTTGCGTGAGAAGCGGAAAACAAGACAACGCCATCGGGCATCATTGGGTTCGAGAGGAACGTGTCATAGACAAGTTGCTCTTGGGTGCGTCGAGCCGCAACGCCTTGCATCGAGGGGATGCGAGCCATTGCGTCAAGGTTGTCGTTGATGATCGTCTCCCAGGTCACTGAGAAGTTCGCACCGAACTTGTCGATGTTGTACGTCTTGCGTCGGTCGCTGAGTTTCTTTTCAGGGTATTCCTTGCCCTCGGGAACAACTTCCAGATTCTGGAATTCGCTCAATTGGGTGGCGTGAATATCCTTGAAATCCTCGACGCTCTGACGCTGCCGAACCCAAGAGGACCAAGTATACGGGGCCTCTTCGTAAGCCGCTCGAAGCGTGTTGTTGAGCCCATCAAACAGGATGTTTTGGAACGATCCGGTCGTGTGGAAAACGTCGGCCAAACCGCGCTTGACCATGTTGAGCGTTGGAGCGTGTCCCATCGCCATTCGCGCGATGTCTTTCTTGGTGTGCTTCTCAGGGTCGACGCCCATTCGACGCACGCAAGCTTCGGCAAGCCGATAGAGGCCGAGGTTAGCGAAATGGCTAGCCCCTTCTGCCTTTGGTGCGGCTGTTCGCTTTACCGTGCCTTGAAAGCACCGTTGGGTAAATCCAGCCTTTGCCGCGTTTTCAAACTTGTCTTGCTCCGATTCACCGAAGCCGATGTGCGAGCCCTCGACGGCCCCGCCTAGTGGTTGACTGGCCATCTTTCGGATGATCCTTTCTTGAGCGATTTCAACTGTCACGGATGGATCGTCAACCAAGGCATCTGCGAAACTTCGCT